GCACAGCACGTCATCCGGTGTGAGACCAAGTTCCCGCACCATCTCCAGTTTGACTTCGGTGTCGGGTCGGCGGTCATCTGCCTTACGCATGACTAGCAGCTCATCAAGGTGATCGCTCCAATGCTCATAGTCATAGGCAACGTGTTTCTGTAACCACTCAACGGTTTCGGCACGCACCGAATCGTTACGCCCAGACAGGATGTAAACATCCCGATCTATCGCTCCACACATGTGACACCCGTGCGCTCCCCATCCACGTATTAGGGCTTTTAGTACCGCGATAACATCCTCGTTCGGTTTGTCATCCACGCACGCTTTGTTGAAGCTATCCCAATCACGTTCAGCGTAAGGTTTCAGCGTCCCGTCAGGGTTCTTGATGTAGTGAAGCCGGTGATTCACATCGGCCAGTGTTCCATCTAGGTCACACAACACAACTCTCTTACTCATCGGAAGAATCCTCCTTTGTTGTTGATGCCGCGCAAGTCGGCTTGGTTGGTTACCACCATGTAGTTCGATTTGTGCAGCGGAACCACGGTGTGCTTTCTTTGCCTAGCTAGTACCTCGCCGCATTCGGTGCAGGTATCGTATCCCAGACGTTCACGCTCTCTGGGCACTAGGTTCTCGCAATCAAACTGCGAGCACTGTATCTCACTTACTGAATGTTGTTTGGTTTTAGACATTGGTTTACGAGCCGCCGATGTGGAATAAAAGGAACGTGTCAACGTCATTACCTACACGGGCATTGGTTACAAGCCACGGCCATACTGCGAGCAACAAATGCGTTCTGCGCTTGCGCGTGTCCATTAAAAAAGTCATAGCGTTCTCCTAAATAGGGCGTACGGTGCGTACGCTTTGGTTGATATTTTGTGGGTCTTGGTGACCCGTGATAAATGACTTACACAAACTCATTTACCACTATGTATATGATAGCACAAACTGCCTTAAAACCAAGGATTGTGAAACTCGTTTGATGTAAGTGGGGGTAATGTAACCTTTGTAACTTTTGGGTTTTCGGCTTGGAACATTTCTAGGCCGCATGAGACGGCGACCGGCGCTTTGTGACCATTGTAACCACCGAATTTGACTCCGCCGATTTTTTCCGCAGAAAGGGGGGTCAGACGGTTAGAGAAACAGAGAATTCCTAAATCCTTTTACTTTTTTCAGAAGTAATAAATCGGTGGTTACAAAGGTTACAATGGTTACAAAACAAAAAATAAAAAAATAAAAATAAATATATATATATCTATCAACAACTTACGGAAACCCACCAAAACACACTGTTACCTTTTTACCAAAAATGAAAAAGTCACGAAGGTTACAGATGGTCAGTTAGTCAAACGCGTTTCACAAAGTGGCGGGATGGGCGTACGCACCGTACGCCTTCGATCCTAGAAGCAGCAAGCCATGAGGGAACTGGTTTCGCACGGCGTACGCGACGTACGCCCTAGGTTTAAAAAGCGGTTGGAGAGGCCCGAGCAGCAAGCCATGAGGGAACTGGTTTCGCGCAGCGCGTCACGCCTAAAGCAGCAAGCAATGAGGGAACTGGTTTCTTCGGGCATAAAAAAAGCCCCGAACATTTCTGCTCGGGGCTTTGTATTTAGAAGTTACTTGGACTTATTACCGTCCTCGACTTCTCTCTCAAGTTCTGTGAACTTGGTTTTCGCTTTCGGGCATGATGCTATCGCATCGTCGATGACCGCTCGGATCATACTCAGTCGCTGGCCTTGCTGTACCGTTGGCTCAGTGAGCTTCTGGTAAGCGACTAGGCGAGGATGTAATGCCTCGACATCGCGCTGTTCCATTGTCCGAGGCTTTCGCTCAACCTTTTTCTTAGCGCCTTTGGAAGCTTTGTTCCAGTGGCTCATAAGCTTGGCCAGTAGTCTGGCTTTCTTAGCGCGTATCTTACCGCGGAGCGCCTTATATGTTGCGCCTTTGTACTCAGCGGTCTGCTTAACATCGCTATTGATAAACTTGGTCAAGTCTGGATCACCGTAGGACTGAAGCGCCGCCTGAAACAGTTGGTCATCGTAGTCCTGAATATTGGTGGCATTGATCTTAGCTTTGCTAAGCGCCGCCAATAGCTTGGTGAACGTAGATTCAAGACCGTCAGCATACTGAAAGTAAGTGACACAAAGGGTAAAAGCAGTAGACGTTAAAGTCTGCATAGTTGTTCTCCTGAACAAAGTTAAAGAAATACGTTTCAGTAACTGCGAAACGTGGAGCTATATTAGCAACTAGACCGGAACAATCTACCCCATAGTCCCTTTTGATTTACTTTATTTCCCTTTTAGGGCGTACGCACCGTACGCCTTGCTTTATATATGGCAGGCGGGGTATGCCCCCCACCGCCCCCCACCCCCCGCTCGCGTATCGCGGTACCATGCGTGTGCGTATACAAACTATTACGCGTCAACAAATCACAAATCCTAGTAAATACGCGGGATGTGCAGGAGGGGCAAGTCGTGCAGGTAGTGCAAAGCTAACACTTATCCAAACTTGTTTTTTATATGTCTGTACGGTTATGACGGTTTTTACAGTTATACAAGTTATCCGTAGAAACACTTACCCAAACTTGTTTTTGCGCAGTTGCGCAAATTACCCCCTATTTACCAAACTTATTAAGGATCGAAACCATTTAAAGCTACCTAAACTTGTTACCCCCACCCCCTTCTTTTTATAGCCGCTCCAGATTCGACCCCACCCCCTCCATATAGGAAACACCCCCCGTTATGGAACCAGCTTTACTTTTCTCTTTTTTATCCTATACTTGCCGAATCCGACTTAGCAGTCTGCGAAAGGTGTTTACATAATGGCGCTAGCCATAGTCCCCGAATTTGGGATAGAGATTCCAGAGCATTTGAGCTACATGGACTTGCGTGCCCGTGCTGAAGCGGCGTGCGAGACAATAAAAGAGCTTGAAGCACACGGCTTGGAGATCAATCCTACCGAAGAAGACAACGATATAGCCGCCTCGCTCCTGACTTCCTACGCTGAAGACATGGAGAAAACCTCCAAAACCGTTACCAATGGCCGCACATCCGAGATGACACCGGCCTCTCTAGTCCAAACCAACGCTATATTGAAGGAGTTTGGGCAGCTTATAGCTACTCACGCCGCCGAAGTGCGTAACACGGTAGTAAATAAACTCATTTTGGAGACAGAAAACCCCGACGGGCGCATCCGAATACGTGCTTTGGAGCTGTTGGGCAAGATGACGGACGTAGGATTGTTCACAGAACGCAAGGAAATCACGGTTACACACCAGAATGCGGACGAATTGCGTGAAAAACTGCGGGAAAAGTTGGAAGTCCTGAAGAAAAACGCGGATGGAGTGTATGAAGCGGTAGAAACCGACGAAAAATGAACTCTGCCGTACTAACAGACCTGAATCCTGCACCCCCACCACCCGATTTTACTGCGGAAGAGCTTGATCTCCTCCTACAGAACATAGATACCTACACCGCCGAAGAGCAGGCGGAGATATACAAGATAGTCGAGGAGCTAGAGGCCCGGAAAAGAGCTGAAGCCTGCTATAAAGACTTGATTGAGTTCTGCAAACTCATGCAGCCAGACTATAAAGTAGGTAAACATCATCGAATGTTGGCCGATCTATTGATGGAGATCGAGCAAGGTAAAGAGTACGACAACGAAGGAAACGAGCTACCGGAGACAGGGAAAGACAGGATTTGCGTCAATATACCTCCACGCCACGGCAAGTCCCAGTTAGTCTCCATTTATTTCCCAGCGTGGTTTTTGGGGCGCAATCCGGATAAGAAGGTCATGATGGTGTCCCACACTACCGACCTCGCCGTGGATTTTGGCCGTAAGGTACGTAACCTCATTGGCACCGACGAATATAAACAAGTTTTTCCTAACGTGTCCCTAGCCATAGACAGTAAGTCGGCAGGGCGTTGGAATACCAATATGGGCGGTGAGTATTACGCCTGTGGTATAGGCAGTTCGATAGCAGGTCGTGGTGCCCACTTATTGTTAGTTGATGACCCCCACTCAGAACAAGATGTGTTGAACGGGAACTTTGAGGTTTTTGATAAAGCCTACGAGTGGTTCACCTACGGTGCGCGTACACGTCTGATGCCCGGTGGGCGGGTGGCTATCATACAAACAAGGTGGCATCTGGACGATTTGACGGGTCGGGTAGTGCGCGATATGGCACATAACGACCAAGCAGATAAGTACGAGATAGTGGAATTTCCGGCTATTTTAGAGGTAGAGCGGGAAGTAGAAGACCCAGAAACCGATAAAACTATCTCCAAACTCATCGAAAAACCCCTCTGGCCGGAGTTTTTTAACCTCCGTGCCCTGCACCAAACTAAGGCTTCGATGCCGCTTTTCCAGTGGAATGCCCAGTATCAGCAGAAACCCACTGCGGAAGAGGCGGCTATTGTGAAGCGTGAGTGGTGGAACGAGTGGGTCGAAGAGAATCCCCCGCCTTGTGAATACATGATAATGACCTTGGATGCCGCAGCCGAGAAGAACAACCGTGCTGACTTTACGGCGTTGACCACATGGGGTGTGTTCTATAACGAGGAAGAAAACCGGTACGAGATAATCCTGCTCAACAGCATTAAAGAACGCTTGGAGTTCCCTGAACTTAAAAAGCTAGCTTACGAAGAATATCTGGAGTGGGAGCCGGATGCGTTCATCGTGGAGAAAAAGAGTAGCGGCACCCCACTGTATCAGGAAATGCGCCGGATGGGTCTGGTGGTGCAGGAGTTCACACCGCACCGTGGCACGGGCGACAAGATAGCGCGTTTAAATTCTGTAGCTGATATAGTACGGTCTGGACTTTGTTGGGTTCCACAAACACGTTGGGCAGAAGAAGTTGTAGAGGAGATCGCTGGGTTTCCTTTTATGTCACATGACGACTTGGTGGACTCTACCGTGATGGCACTTATGCGGTTCAGGCAGGGTGGGTTTATCACTCTCCCCACAGATGAGCAGGACGAGGTGCAATACTTCAAACAACGTAGAGGCGGGTACTACTAATGGCTGTTGAGAAAAGTTTATACACAACCCCAGAAGGTATGGAGGTTGAAGAAGAGACCGCAGAGATGGAGATCGGCATCGTCAACCCTGACATGGTGACTCTGGACGACGGCAGTGTTGAGATTACTCTGGTACCCGAAGAGGGTCTGGAAGAGACGATGGGCGCACCGTTCGATGCGAACCTCGCAGAATATTTGGACGATGGCACCTTGACAGAA